TCAGTTTAAATAGTTGCTTTTTAAATTTGCCAACAGACCGCTTATTAATTACTTCATGCTCCAGAATATTTAGAGCAACGCAAACGGGCATATAATTTTCAATAACGTGCAGCGATGTCATTACTACCAATCGCTCGTCTAATTCTTGTGCGGTCATATTTCTCGTGATGCTTTTCGTACTAAGTTTTTTATCGCTTCATCTAACTTCAACACGCAGGAATCTACCATATCAAGCAGCGCAAGTTGCTCTGTCTCCGATGGTGTATCTCTTAGCATTTTAGTTAATGAATTGATGCTTGCAAATGGTTGTCTAATTTCGTGGCTAAGCATAAACCGAAACTCCTCAAGCAAAGCTCTCTGCCTTTGATATTCGTGTGCGGTGATGCTTGTAACATCGACAAGCTGAACTCCTAAAAAGGTGATGCGGTCTCCGATAGCGAAGCAGTTCCAAATATTGTAGCGATGGCTTAAGTTCTTGTGCTTGGTCCGAGCATAGACTCTAACTGGCTCAGGAGATTGGCTGATGGCTTTTTTAATCGCATCAATAAAGTCCTCTTTGTCTGAGTCAATATCTACTATGTCTGTTATTTTCTTAGGTTGAATGTGGCTCGCGTAGCTTTTAAATAAGCTATTGTTTGTTATTATGTTGGCTTCCAAATCGGTTACCACATAAAACAAATCAAGGTTATTCTCTAAGATGAATAAGAGAGACATTGTCGAAGCTCGTTATAAAGTTTCCCCCATGATGCAAGCGAATTGTATAACCAATAAGCGGTGAGCAAGATAGTAAATGAAAATAACATCCCCATAACTGGAGCATCAATATTTTGCTCGTGCTTAACAACAGTCTTTGGCTTAACCTCGATTCGCTGATATGGCTTAGGATGCACCAAAAATGGTGAGCTGCTTGGCTTTATTGTATCGCTTGCGTAAACATCGTGAATCATAGGCTGTTCGGTATGTGGAATGATATAGCTTTCGTGCGCAAGCTCGTAGGTTTGCCCCCATTGGTCGACTGCGTACTGCTTGCCAAAGATAGTGAACTTTTCAACTGGCTCGCCATAGTGCCATACTTCATAATGCGTGTGCATCTTGCAGCCCTTGCCTAAGATGCAAGTGTTGCTCAGAGTTACGATTGTATCAGTTCTTTCAGTTATCATCGGTCTTAGCTTTTGGAATGTATCCTGCGGCAATCATCGCTGCAACAATTGCTGCGAGCGTTTCGGTTGAAATCTGCTTAAATATCAGGGCAAAGACGCTTGCTAAAATTACCATTGAGCCTATTGTTGACCGCCAATGTTTTACTACAATATCCAATACTTGCCGAGATTTGCTGATTTTTCGCCTCATGGCTATAATACGCTTTTGCTGAAATAAAGTTCAGCCTCCATGCGCCTGCGTTTCACTAATCCGTTGACCTTTTTACCGCCTGCATTTACCCACTTATCAAACTCGCGGCTTATGGTTATGTCGTTAGGATTTGCTTTGACCTTACTTAGAAGCGTTGACTTAGCAAGCGCACCAGTTCCAAGATTAAAAGCAAAAGACACCAACGCATCAAACTGATTTTGGTTGACTGCGACTCCATTAAGTAATGCATTAACATTCTGCTCGAAGTCGCGCACTGTTTTACGCAGTAGCACCTCAGCCTGCTCTTTGGTAATCTTATCGCCCATCTTAACCTTTTGGTCATTTGCATAATAGGTGCTGCCGTAGCCTATTGTCGGCACGTTTGCGCTGCAAAGGTAAGCATTGAGCGACAAGCCTTCAAAAGATTTAATCAGGTCAAGACCTTTCTTGGAGGTTGTCATTAAAGAGTATAAGAGAAATTAATTGTAAATATCAAATTACTAAATGATGCTGCTCCTGCATTTGTAAAATTAATTACAATTTCTTTAGTTCCACTATTTGCAATTAACCTTTGAAAAGTTAATGTATTTAAAATGTTGTTACTATTTTCAACAACAGTACCTAATACATCATAGCTGCCACTAAAATTAGATACGGGCTCAATAGGTAAATCAATAGTGCAATCAGCAACACCTCCTGCGGTACTATCTACAATTATGCTACCATAAACAGTTACAACATTACCAACTTTATTAAATATAAAATCAGCATTTGAAGTAGTAGTTCCATTGTTATCTGTTATGGTAGGAGTGTACTTGCCACTTTGCGCCTGCCAAACCGCAGCTCCATCAGTTGCATCAGTACATTTATAAACTTCGCCAGTATTCATTTCCCAATAGCTGCCGACTTTAAATCCTAAATCAACATCATCGTTAACAGTTGGGGCAATAGTTTTAAATTGCACTTTTTCAATTTCGTCGCTTGAATCTAAACTATACAAAGCACCTTGAAACCATTCTAATTTTAAGTTGACTGTGCAAAGTAATGCAATTCCGCCAAGTGGTCCTTCAATAACGTTTGTCGTATTGGTAAGTCCACCTGAATCGCTTACTTGTTGCAAAGTAATAGGCATATTGCCTACCTCAATCTTTTTGGTTGTTCCTTCGGGCGATTGCGAGGTATCGCTAACATCAACAATGCAAAGGTAGTCTGCCGCTTCTGCTGATGCGAGAGCTGGTAAGTCGGTAATTTTTATTCCTGCCATGATTCTATTGGTTTAAAAGTTATCAAAGGTAATGCTTTCACCCAATCAATTGAACACTGATTGACTTCTTCTTGAGTAATTACCCATAAGCCGTCTGCATCTTGTATTGGGTTAAAATAGCTGTAAGGCAGAAACTCAACACCGATTAAAGACGCTGCTTGCTCTGCTGTGAGTAGGTGTACTTCTATCATACATTTCGAGATAAAGTAGTTTGAAACGCCTGCACATCTGTGAATAATGTCGCTGCTTCGGCATCGGTTAAACCTGCACCTAAAAATGCAAACGCAAGTTGATGCGGAGTGAATTGTAATATTGTGCCTGAGTTTCTTGCTGCAAATGTAAATTGAAATGTTGGTAATGATGTCATTGCAGTAGCGCTGCTTCCTAACAATGCGCCTGCTCTAAAGGCTTTAAATACTGTTGACGATGTTCTTGTTGCAACAAATAACGATGTCGTGTTTATTGGATATAAAAAGCCCGAATTACCCGACTGAAACGCACCTTGCAAACCGCCAGTAATTACTAAATTGTGTTGTAGGGTTTGAGTAGCAGTGCTAAAACTACCATAAATCCTATTTCCCGTAACATTATTAGTTCGGGAATAAATTCCAAATGAATGGCTGTTAGTTGCGAATGTTACCGATGGTGTTAAAAAGCTATTGCAGTAAGCGTTTGTTCCGTTTGGCAATGCGCCATTTGCAGAGTGCGTCCAAAAGCCAAAAAACTGCAACCTAAACGCAGCATCTAAATCGCGTGGGTCTTTCAAATTCCAACGATGAGTTGCACTGCTCCCACCAACGAAAGGATAAATCGCATTCATCTTTGCCCAAGTGCCATTTGCTTTCATTGAAATAACCAATGTGCAAATCGCTGAGGTGATTGTCGGGTCGGTAATTCCTGCCGCAGTTAAAAAAGCAACAGCATCAGGGTCGCATCCGCTTGGATACCAATATGGGTTAACTAAGAAACTCATGCGACAGTACCGATTAACATTACCTTCAATCCTTTTGCTGTACCATCACCAATTTGGTCGATGTCAATTGTAATCTCCGCGTCATCTGCAAGTGCTGTGTCGCTAATTACTGGCGGAGTTGCAGCGGTAAAACTTGTCTTTTCTGTGTTATCGATTGTTAGCTTGGTGCTAAGTATGCTTGTGCTGTTTTCGTTGATGTCAACTGTGAAGATGCTGCCGCTTGCCTGAGCAGTTGTGAGCGATGCTCTAACTGATGTTAGTGTTACTGCTCTCGGCATTCTAAAAGTTATCTTAGCAGTGCCAGTAGTTAGCGCAGTGCTCTCATCTGATGCCGCCACAACAAGCTCGAAAGGTGTCGCAATGTTGCCGCTTCCAAGTATTGATGTGGAGTTTATGGTCTTGATGTTTGTGCCGCTTGACAATGCATCCTGCTTATTATTGAATGTTGTCCAATCAGTAGAGCTTAATGCCCCTCTATTAGTTGCACTTGCAGTTGGCAAGTTGAAAGTATGAGTATCAGTTACGGATGATATACCAAAGTCAGTTCCCGAAGTTCCAACTGCTAAGTTTTGCACTTGCTCAGTTAAGCCATTAAGCGCAGTTAAGCCAGTTGAGAAAGTTGTAATTACTTGGCAGAGATGACTATTCTCTGTGTGCAATGTGATTGTTCTACCTGATGTAGTTACAAACACTCTTATTGCAAGTCTATCGGTAGCAGTTAGCGTTGTTGCAGGAACTGCCAAAGCAGTAAAGTAAGCATCGATTGTAGTTCCGTTTGTAATGCCTTCAGGTGTTGCAGAATCTGTTGCAATTAAAGTAAAAGTAACTCCATCATATTTGTATAATTCAACATAAAACGATGGGCTACCACCCCCCGAAGATGCGCTAAAAAATAATTCTAAATTCCAATTTCCTGCGGGTATAGATAGCAAATTAGGGTCTCCTGCATCTGTGATAAATTGTGCAATCAATCCGTTGCCTTGAGCATTTGTTCTTTGAAAGTCTGTGCCTGCACCTAAAATTGGAGTTCTACTCATTTCCTTATAAGTTGCTACATCTTGCGTAACTGAGCCGTTGAGATAATAGCTAACTGATGAGCCGCCGCCTTGATTTGTTGGAAAGTTTGCAAGCTGCCCATCGCCTCGAATATACTGGCTGCTAAGTCCTGCCGCTGCTACTGCTATAGTTCCGCTGCTTGTTACTGGATTGCCACTAACTGAAAATGCAGCAGGCATTGTTAGGTCAACCGAAGTTACTGTTCCCGTTGGCAATGTTGGAAATGGTGTCGGTGTTCCTGTTCCATCTAAGTAGTCGGCGCTTGTTCCTGTTG